CATTTTACCTGACTCTACAAAGAAGCCATTCCATTTAAATCTATGTTCGTGCTCGCTACATTTGTAGCCACCTTTAAACTCAATACGGTGAAACTCTAATACACCGTTAGCATGGACTAGTTCAGTCTGTCCCCATATTTTGCCGGCTTTCATTTTATTCTCCTTATAATAGTAGACCAAAGTCTATAATTTCACTTTGCCTATTGATATCTTTTACAAAATACGCACAGTCTGGATTCTTACTATCTGTAATTGGAACACATAACAAATGTCCGTTACGCATCTTAGGAAAATACCATTTTACGTCATTGTAAAAGTTTGTTATTTCAATTTTTGAAAATCTTGGGTGTGTTCCAGTTAAAGGATTAAATAAAAACGCTTCAAATCCTCTTTCGTTTAAACTGGTTAAAGGCAAAACTTCTAAGTCACTACCCGATTCGCTACAACCTACAGCAACACACCAATCCAATGGCATTGTAATTTCATTTCCTGATATATTCAAAACTACAGCAGGTGCATTAAACGATTCTAAAAAAATCAAAGGATTAAAAAAGAAATCAGGATCTTCAGGATTACTATTATCCAATACTGAAAATCTTAAATCATCTTCAATCACTTCTGGTAACGAATTCAATGAAAAACTATTGTTTTCAAGTGTTAATATTCTCATTTATTTCCAATCCACTTTCTCAATTGTGAATGGGTATTCTGCTTCCTTATAAAACTTTTTACGTTGGGTAAGGTGCCGCTTCGCAAACTTACAAGTGCTTGTAAGATCCCATATTTGCACGAAGTCTTTGTCCTTTGCCTTTCTAACGCCTCTACCTATACTTTGAATAACTCTAACAAAACTTTTTCCGGGTTCAATAAGAACAAGATTAAAAATCCTAGGGATATTAATGCCAACAGCAGCGACACCATAAGTGGCAATAACCACGTGATTAGTTCCTTCGTTGATTTCGTCATACGCATTTTTTCTATCCTTTAGTTTTACGTCTCCTTTTACAAAGACTGATCCTGGGATAAGTTCTTGTAGCATTTCGCCTGCTGAGATCCTATCTACAAGTATTAGAGTATTGCCTGATTCTTTTACTGTGTTTAATAATTTGCCTAAATAATTTATTCTGTCTTGATTTGTAACTAGATATTTTAATTCTTCTTGATAGCCTCTGTGTGCTACTGTGTCAATAAGTTGCACAATGTTTACGTGACACTGTGATAGCACACCTTTGTCTTGTAATTCTTTTGCTGTAATCTCGCCAATTACTGGACCTAAACTTGCGTGTATACTTTCAAACTCAAACTTTTCTTTTGGAATAGTTCCTGTTAGTCCCCAACGGATAGGAGCATTACGCAAGTTGCGTGTAAGCAAGTTTTTAAGAACTTCTGCTTTTGCTTGGTGCACCTCATCTACAATAATCGTGCTCACACCATCTAAGAACTCAGCCAGTGATAATACTGCTTCTCCGTCCTTGTGCTTCTTGTCTAGAATGTTTAAACTCTGCCAAGTGCAGATAGTGTGAGTCTTACCTAACTCTTTTCTGTCTCCAAAATAAACGCCTACATCAAGTCCACAATTGATATAATCTTCTTCAGTTTGTGTAACAAGTGATTTGTTAGGCACAATAACCAAACTGCGTCCATATTTTTCACTCATATGAGATAAGGTTGCAGTTGTAATAGTTTTACCTGCACCAGTTGCAATTTGCTGTAGACTTTGAGGATTGTTTGCAAAGTTGTTGATTGCTTCTACTTGATAGTCACGCAGAATGATTTCTTCGCCTTCAGCAGGATGCCCTTGTGGCCAACGCACACCTTGATCAGCCCAATAGCGTTCTGTAACTTGTGGAAAGTTCAGTTGTATAGGATGTCGTCTATCTTCAATGTCAACTATTTGGACACGATTCTTTTCCAATACAGAAGTAATAACATCGAGATGATTAACGTAGCCTGTGCCGCCAATACCAAAGAAAGCAACTTTACCGTCCCATCGTCCCAGTTTATACTGGGGCATGTATCGAGCATAAGGCACTTCAAATTTAAGAGCATTGGAGAGTTTTCGTCTGACATCTACGTCTAGTCCTTCTAGTTTGATGTTTACTTCATCTTCTATAATCAATTTGCAACTAGCCATTAGCCAAATGCTCCTGCATAAGTTGGAAAATAGCTGGGACTATCATCATGATATATATGTAAATCACAAACATCATTAACGTATATTCCTAACTGAGTCATCATTCTTGTGCTTGACAATGCTAATACACATTGTGGCTTCCATTCTACAGTAAGTAATAGTTTTGGAAGTTTAGACTTACTTATATATACAATTTTTGTTGCTTTGTCAACCCAATTGTTTAGTTTTTTCTGGTGAATATATTCGTTAAAATTTTTATCTTTTTCTCTTGTGTTTTCTTTTCTATATAATACAGATTGATTTTTGTTTTCTACTATATTTCTAAATGCAGTATGTAATGTAACCAGTTGATTATATTCTTCTTCTTTGTCTAATAAACAAAGAATAGGAAATCTTTCTAATACTAGTAAACTTTCTACAATACTGTCAATTGTGTGTTCTTTAGGATCTATACAAATTGCTGTTTTACTACGATGCGCAATATGGTTAGCAAGTGTTGCATCTTTATCGCATGTTATATAATTTAATCCATACTGTCTTTTTCTGTCCAACAGATGTAATCTTTCTTTTTTGTCAATAAAGTTTAGACCTGTTTTTGAAATATTTTTTATTTGATTATTCCATAGTCCTGAAATGTGTTTGCCAGGTTCCTGTTTTATTTCTAAAATTTGTTTGTAATATTCTATTATTTTTTTATCTATTTCAAAATCTTTTTTGACAAATATTTCACAAACATCAAATATTGTAGATTCATTTAATTTGAAATAGTGTTCATGTGAACCTTTTTCATGCCAATATTGTTTACGATTTTTAGTTGCTACAGAATCAATTTTTAAAATATCTTTTTTGCTAAAAGGAAATCTAACTTTGATCCATTTACCTTGTGATTCTGGTTTTGGAGAACCTTCAACAATTTTTATATATTTGCTACGATCGATTTGACGTAGCGGCATACGTAAACTAGAAATTGCTTGTTGAAAATTGTTATATCCGTTATTAACAAACTGCGATTCATACATAGATAGTTTGATTTGCATCAATGCAAATTGTCTGTCGGTTAATGCTTTGCCTTTAAAAACTTGTCGAGAAATACTGTTTATAATAGTTTTATCATTAGTGTCTATATTAAATTTGCATAGAGCATGAGTCCGCACTAAGCCAGTAATTATTTCTAAACAATCTTCGATAGTTTCTAATTTTGTATTCATAATATACTATAACACTTTATAAACATTTAGTCAATCTTTTCAATGGCATACCAGCAGCTATTTCATCTACTGTGTATTCTGTCCAAGCATAATCATTTAACCATTGTGTTCTATCAGGCATCAAAGGATTTTCAATATCATGTAAAAAATCTATATCATTGCCTACATCATAAGCAAGAGAAGAAGGACTAACAAAAGCAGGAACGCCTTGGATGATACTATGACACCCAGGATTGCTACTGTAACTAACAGTAGCAAATATATTACTAAACCCCATATCAAAATCATCATAAGTGCCTGCAATATGTCTTGGCTCCTGTCTTTCAACATAACGCAATCCACGTTCTATGTGTTCTAGCCTACAACGTGGATGTGGTCTAAACAAAATAGGACGGTCAGTATACTTGCGTATTTCGTCATATGTATTTAAGAACCAATTGCTCATGCGTGGCATGCCTTGCCATTGTAGACTTTTATCATGCTGTCCGCATATAAGAATATATTCGCCATTTCTACGCCAAGGCTGTAATTCAAGTCCTAACGCTTTTGTTCTCGACTCATCATTTCCTCTGTCACCGAAGTAGGCATCACGGTTGATTCCATTGATTCCAACCTTCCACGTTTTGCCTCTTTTGATTCCTCCGACTTCAAGGACGATAATCGGTCTGTTATGGGAAACACAATAGGACCAAACACTTTGGTTCCTAGCCATTCTGCCATGAAAAAGAACGCTCCAAATAACATGAACATCGGCATCCCCAAAATTATCACTGTTGCTAATACTCCAGCCATTGCGAACAATAGAATCGCCAAAAGCCCGAAAAATATCTTTGGAATTAAGTGCACCGTATTCTGTCCATAATCTAAATTTCATAGTTAAATAGTAGCATATTTATCAAGGATTGTCAATGTCAATTACAGTGGTTTCAACATTTCATCAACCAGTTTATGAATTATACGGAAAAAGATTTTTAGAAAGTTTTAGTCAAAACATTGACAAAGATATAAATCTAATCCTATACGCAGAAGACTGCGATCCTAAAATCAAAGACTCTCGCATACAAATATTAGATCAAAAACAAAGTTTGCCAAAACTAGTTGCATTTAAAGAACGTTGGAAAAATGAACCCAAAGCAAATGGCAAATGTCCTCCTGAAATAAAAGCACGTAGGCCGAGAGACTGGCACAAAGAGTTTAAATGGGATGCAATACGTTTTGCTAATAAAGTTTATGCTGTGTTTGATGCTGCTGAACGTTGCAATACAAATTGGATTGTGTGGATGGATGCTGATACTTTTGTGCATAGTCCATTTCCTTACAAAGCATTTAAAAATTTGTTACCAGACAGAGCGTGGTTAGCTTATATGGGCAGAGGTAAAAAATGGCCAGAGTGCGGGTTTTATGGAATAAACTTGCGTAATGAAATTGGTCTTGAATTTTTACAAGAATTCGAACACGTATATGAACATGCTGAATATGGTATTTTCCGTATGGAAGAATGGCACGATAGTTATGTGTTTGACGAAGTTTTAAAGAAAATAAAAAGAAAACACCCAAACGGCATCATCAATAATATCAGTGGTAATCTAGTTAATGGTGAAGGTCATCCTATTATTAACAGTGAACTAGGTGCATATCTTGATCATCTTAAGGGCGATAGGAAACAAATTGGTAAAAGCAACAAGCCTAGAGATTTAATAGTAACCCGTCAAGAAAGTTATTGGACAAACTGACGCATATGGCGCCAACAACTACCGTCTTCTAATTCCCGTAAACTCCAATGAAACATACTAATCCGTTCTAGCCAACGTTCTCTATCAAATTCTTTAGGTGACTCTAAGTTTTCAAATCCGTGATGAGCAACTTCTGCGCATTGACTTTTACTTGGATCAGTGATAAACGCAGGATACCCTTTTATAATTGGTCCTACAATACTGCTGCTATTATGATTAACTACGGCATAGCATTGCACTAGATCAGCTTCTAATGTAGTGCCTTGTCTGCTGATACTTACATTTGGCATTTTTGCAATTGGAGAGAGGCGAGGGTGTAAATAAACTCCTGCTTTCTTATCACCTGGATGTGCTCTTACAATAATATGTCTTGGACTGTATTTCCTTATTTCTTTTACAACATTTTGAATCCAAGACACAATATCATATCCTCCCATGCTCCATCCTTTATTGCGCTGACAACACAATACAATATGTCTACCTCTCTTAGGATCTTCTAATCTAATCCCTAAATCATTTTGTATTTGTTGCCAACGTTTTGGATCAGGGTTAGTATCGCAATAATTTCCTGTGTTTGGAAACACGCCGTCAAAGCTATATCTCAAATAACAATGTGGTTGATTTGTTTTTGTATGATATAAAAACAAATTGCTGTCTGCTGTAATGACATGTTTGTTTTGTGTTCTGTCAATTACACTTTGACGTAATTTTAAATGTGGTGCATTTTTTCCTACTTCGTGCTGCCAGCCTTGTATAACTCCAACATCACAATCAATTAAATTGTTACTTTTGTGTAAGATGCCTATATCACCAGCTGCATTTACGCCATTTACAAACTTTTCTAAAAGTAAATATTTTTCTTTGTTGTTGTTAATTGTCGGAACAACATTGTAATAACTAACAACTTTCATTTAAAATACGCCATGCTGTTCCGTTACGCATTTCCTGTGCCGTGAATTGGCAATATGATAAGTGAGCTGCGTAAGCATATATTTGATCGGAATCGTGTATATTCAGTTTGTTAAGTTCACTGATTTTTGTGTTACACAATACTGTTGCAGCATTAGGTGCTAAAGCAATAGCTGGTCTGTTTGCAAGTATTGCTTCTGTAGCAGCTATACTATTGTATGTAATTAAACAGTATGCTTTATCAAGTGCTTTCCAAATTGTGTCTGTTGTAACTCTTACACTACGATCAGGCTTTTTTCTAATAACTATTTGTCTATCAGTGTGGGCTCTAATCTGGGCAGTAGTTATTCTAATCCAGTCTTCTAAACTTTCTCCGTAAAACTTCATTACTTTTTCGCTCGGAGGACATACTAAAATGTATTCGCCTTCTCTGTATTTTGGAACTTTATAACGCCATTTTGATAATCTGTCGTGTGGACGAGAAATGATTTCGCCTTGCTGTTGTAATCCGTTTTTAGTTATACGATGATATTCTTTTTTTGTTGTAGGTTGATAATATCCTGTATCGATAGCATAATAATCTCTATTGTTTTCAATACAATATTTCAGTGCTTTTTGGCCACCCCCGCCTAGTCCTCTAATAATTAATGTATTATCAGTTCCTTTTTCTCTAGCAAATTCACTGATATAACCGCCGGCACCGATTATAAAATCGCTAATATAAGGATCATATTCTAATCCTTTCTTTTCGTAATTAAATTCGCCCTGTGTTGGTGCTATGCCTGCAACTTTGATTCCCATTTTATTTTCCTCAAATGTTTTAATTTCTTCCTTAGATTTAAAATAGTTTTCACTAGGATCAATCCAACTGTTTACTTTTGCTTTAAAGTAATTTGTGATATGAGGAGGATAACTTAAATCATTAACAGTAATTACTTTGTTTCTATTAGCTTCTAATTTTTTTTTTGATTCCTCTAGTTCGTATTCTAGATAGTTTGCTTTTCCTTTATACCATTCTTTTGCGTATTCACAGTCTTGATATTCTTCAAACCACGGACCGCCTTCGGTGTAGTGCAATGCTTTTGGAGTGCCGTCTTCTGGTTCCTTATACCAACCAACAAGCCAATTCCATTCGTGACTAATTTCTCCAATTTGTGCATCTAATAACCAACTAAATCTATGTAAGAAAGCACCAGTTTTACGTTCGTCATTTACAAAATCTTTTGTCACAACAGCATTTGCTGGATGTTCACAATTAATCAGCATCATACTTGACCAATTTTTTCTTGGATATTGTGTTTGTGCTTGTCCATCCATCTTAACACCTTCTTTAGGTGTATAATCGTGCTGGGCACACATTATAGCATACTTGTCGTCTCTTTGGTCGTATAACTTTTTGATATCGTCTAAAAACACAAAATCACAATCTATAAAAAGTGCCCAACCTTTGAAATTACACAATTCTGGTATTAAAAATCTTGTAAACGTAAATTCTGTAGATGCAAGTGTGTCTATAGGTCTAGTATATATGCCGGCTTTCCTTAAATCTTTTTGTTTCAATGGTTGTATGTCTACTGGAATGCTAGACTTTTCAATAATGGTTTGCTTTGCAACTTGATAAGCAATATCTTCTCTACTGTCCCAGCCTACAAATACTTTCATTAATCTCTTCTTTCTATATCATCTTCAGTCAGCTCTTTGCCTAGCCAAACTTCAATTACCTTAGCATCTTTGTTGTCTATGTTTACTGCTTTATGCCACCAACCTATAGGTATATCAATACTGTCTCCTGGGACTAGCAGGGTATTGGTTCTTCTACCTATTTTGTCTTCTAAACACATATTAATAACACCATCAACTACGTGCCAGTGTTCACTGCGTTTAAAATGTCGTTGATCGCTAAGAGATGTGCCTTGGTAAAATGTAAGTTCTTTGACTTGCCATTCTCCGTTGCGATCTAATATCTTGTATTCACCCCAAGCACGTTTAGTAATAGGCTTGTCCCAGTTTTTTAGAATCCAACTACTGCTGTTTTTTTTATCTTCGCCGCCAACTCCAAATACAAATTCTACATCAGGATGATCACCGTATACTTTTTGTTCTGGTATGTCTCCGTTGATTCTATCTCCACCGTTAGCAACAATTATTTTTCCAGTAGTAGTTTGTAGTAAATATCCAATAGCTTTGGTAGTTCCTCCTGTATCATCATCAGAAACTAACATTACGTTGTCAACCATTTCTAGATTTTCAATAATTTTAGCACGTTCTTCAAAGGGCATAAATGCTTGCCCTTTTTTACGAACCAACCACGGATCGCTATTCACTCCAACTACTAGAGTGTCTCCTAATTGTTTTGCTGCTTTAAAATATTCAATGTGTCCTGAATGTAGCGGATCAAATCCGCCAGATACAAATACTGTTGTCATATAGATATTTAATCAACGCCACCCAAAGATATAGTCTTTTCTGACATTGGTAATTTCGTATGCACCATATGATTTTAAAAACATACCTGCACATTCATTTGTATCAGCTTGTTGTTCACAAACTATAATTGGTTTGTATTTAAGTATTGTGTTCATTGCACCTTTTAAAACTTCAAGTTCATGCCGTTCACAATCTATTTTAAGTAATCCAAATTTTGGCAGATTTAAATCGTCTAATCTCTTTATTTGTATACTACCAGTGCCAACTTCACTTACAAAACTGCCACCTGTGTTTTCTGCATCGTATACCATTTCAACTGTGCTGTTTACACTGCCCAATGCAAAACGATTGATATCAACTGGCAATCCATTTACATTACGCTCAAGACAAGTATATACTTGTTCAAGTGGTTCAAATGCAATTACACGATCAAATTTTCTAGTTAACGGTTTTGCCCATAAGCCTACATTTGCACCAATATCAATTGCTAAACTAAAATCATCAACGTATCTATACGCTACATCTCTTACATCGTCTTGGTATTCAGGCGGGCCACCTTTTTTTATACGCTTTGCAATTAAGCGTTCAAAATGATTATCTGATTTAGGCATCCAATAGTTATAAACTAATTTCATTTTTTAATACTGTAATATACTTTTGAACATAAATTCCAAATTTTTCTACAAGTTTTTTCTTTGTAGTTTTTTCATACTGTGTATTCCATTTATACTCAGAAAGTTTATGTTTCCACCATGTAGGTTCTTCAATAATTAAGTGTGCATTTCTACCATCACTTAATTTCTTTTTAGCTGGATGACAAGCAATTAGATGATATTGATATTTTTGTGCTCTTGCAAAAAGATCTTTTAATGTAGCATCTAATAAGTTGGGTTCTATATGCTCTAAAACATCGCTACTATATATTAAATCAACTTGATCTGGCAATTGTATAGGACTTGTTACTGGATCATATGTGTATAATTTGATATGTGGATATTTTTCTTTTATTGTTAATGATGTTAGACCTTTACCACTGCCAAAGTCTAACATACTTTGTATTTCGCCTGAGTCTAGTAATTCTACAACAGGTTGTGGTATTTCTTTACCACTTCCGAATGCAGACTTACTATGTAACTTTTCAAGTTCTTTTAAATATTCTTTACTATGTGCCATTATAATGTTGCGTCTTCCATTCCTGCTACACGTAATTTCACAACATTAGTTATCTGCCATTGCTTTTGATCAAGAGCTTTTAAAACGCCTAACCATTTGTTACGTAATAATGCAAATTCGTTTATAATCTTTTCATAATCAACAACGTCAGCTTCACCGTCAACATATTTTTCAACGTCTCTACTACTCAACGATCTTTGATAGTTTTCAAGATATTTTTTAAAATAAGAGCTACGCAATCTGCGTAGCTCTATATTTAGATAGTTTAGAATAGCTTCAATTTCTTGAAGTTGATTGAAACGATGTTCAACAATACCTGGCATTTCAGCTGCTGCTTTTTCAACATTACCTACTAACTTACATTCTTTTCTTGCTGAATCTAATTCAGTTTCAAAATGTTGTATTGCAGAAGGAATTTTGCCAATGTTTCTTGATACTTCAGAATACCATCCCATTATTCATCCCAGTCGCTGTAATCATCATCATAATCAATATCTCCGTCATCTTCTAAGTAGTATTGTATTGCACCATCTAAATTTTTATCAGTGCCTAAGCAGTCTTTGAGTGTTATGTCATCAACACCATAGTCTGCTAACATGTCTACAAACTTTTCTGCAACAACTTCAATCTGTTTTTTATCTAGGTAATTTTTAAACAGGTTCCAAATATCAACTATCTGATCTTCATTCATCAATCACAGGCTCCTCGTTATGGTCTACAACTTCTTCGATTGCATTGTCGGTATTTACCATCTGTGCTTCTTTTTGAGGCATATCTGCCATGACCATTTCGAGTAGTTCACCTGTCCAGTTCTTCCGATATTCTAGTGTTTCTTCTCCGGCGCTATCAATATACTTGTAGCGATTACCTTGTTTTTCTAATAGACCTTTTGCTTCAAACAAATCAAAAAGTCCACTATATGGATCCATACCTGTTTCATATGGAATTTTAACTTGCACACCTTCAAACGGTTTTGCATA